ATCCATTCGCTTTAACATTTTCCCGATGGACATATATCATCTTCTGACCATAATAAACCAGACTAAATAGCATATATAGCATATTTAAATTCTGATTATTCTCATCAATATCAAAATCGACGACAATATTCTTAATAAAACTCCCGTATATATTTCCATTCACATAGCAGTGATGAGATAGAATATAGTCCCTGTTTTTCTTGGGAATCATATTGTCAATAGCGACCCACTGATTATTCGAAAAATAGACGACCCCCTTATTCTTCATCCCGAGTAATACTTCTAAATCATCATAATCGCAGGAGTCATTCTGAACGAAAACTTCATTCTCAAAAAGCTTGGGCCGAATCATATGAACTACCAAATCGATTTTGTTATCTATCTGTAAAATCTCAGTTTTTCCAAAATGGAGATATATTATTGCGTCTGTCTTCGGATTATTATACTTACTCTGGAATGATGGAATAAACAGGCGATAATCCAGTGTTGAGAAGAGCTTCGTGTGATTTTCCCGCGAAAAAAGGCGGTTCAGAACATTCACGAAGCTCGGATAAATAATGTTCAACATTGCATTATCAAGTAGAAGGCGCTCATTCGCATTATAGACTTTCTTCAATATCTGGATACAATCCGTCCGGTTTTGCTGGTTCAGGACCAGCGCCTTCGACTCCGACACATTATTTTCCTTGTCGTAGTATCCATCGTATAAAAATGATATTCCCGATAAATAGAGGCTCTGGATTCCTTGGCGCAATAATATTAGAATTGTCAAAAGCGCGGTATTGGGCTCAAATTTCATTACTTGCTTCAATTGCTCATAAAAGTGGGGCTCAATGAACTCAATATTACAATCGCACGGTATCTTTTTATCAATATCATATGAATCAATCATCATTTTCGGATATGGACAAAATATGAATTTTGGGAATTCCGTTAATTTATCGAGTATTTCCAGATTCTTGAAGTTGTAAATCCAGATGTCGGTCCTTATCCCGACATTCCCCGCATATTTCTGGTTCTGGATGATTCCACTATTGAATCTGATGACAACGTCGTGCTTGTCGATGTGTTCTCCTTGGTTTATATTTATCAAATAACTGGCGGGGCCAATGAGGGCGACCCTCTTATTTTCGACGAGGGATTTCAACTTATCTTGGACCATGAACTTCTGTATATATGATTTATAATCGACATGCGGGACAATTTCCATCCGTTTTACTTTTCTCAAATTCTCGCGAATCTCATTCATCCGACTGGCCTCAGAATTTCCGGAGAGAAGGTCAATTGTTTGAACTGCGGGAGCGGTTTTGGGACGCATATCGTGCGGAATTGATGTTTTAGCAATGGGCTGTTCAATCTTCGCATCCTGCTGTGGAATAGAGGTTTTAACGTGGGACGAATTATGGCGGGCCTGTTCGAGACGCGCATTCTCCTGATAGCGATTGTAATTACTTATATACGACTGGTTGCGGTCATTACGGTTAGGGAGAGGTTGCGGTTGTGGGCGAGTCTGCGGGCGCATCTGGGGCTGTGGTTGGGGCTGTGGTCGCGGTTGCGCATCTTTAAGCGCCTTCTTTTTAATATTGTAAAGGGTCAGATAATGATTGAATAATTCTCTCCTTCTAAAATCGCGGCTCAAATTATTTAAAACTAAATGTTGCTCCCTTTGATTTAATTGTAGGAAGTGGATGGAGGACCTATTAGACATGAAATATTATAAAATAATAATTATTGCTTTTTAACGAATAAAAATTTAGTAATCATTGAGACAACACTCGCCAAAATGGTCCCCCACGCCATATCAATTAAAACAGTCCCCGCAGTATAATCAGTGAAAATTGCATAATTTGTCAAATCGAAAACACCATAAACCACCGCCCCGAAGACGCCTCCATATCGGAAACTGTCCTCTACAATATGGTCATCGCGTATGCGGTCCAAAACAAAATAGACGAGCCCGAATGCGAGAATAAGGAAACAGAGAACCGCTGGAATTATTCTTGCCCCCATTTTGCGACCGCCCTGTATTTTTTGAACGACCCCACCAAAGTATTTCGCCATGAAAAGCATCATCATGGTTCCATCAAGAACAATATATAACAGAAAAACTACTATAAAGCACAAAATCTTGTCCATTATATTACTTAAATATTTTATTATAATCTATATTATCTAAATCTTTCATCTTTTGAGTTAATAGTATAGCAGTATAAAGAACCATGAGAACTTCAACATCATCGAGCTTCTTTTCTGTTAGCTTAATATCAAATCCATCAATTGTTCCAGATACTTTATTATACCACAAAATATCATATTTACCCTCCTGACCTTTTTTCTCTAATTCAATCATATATTGACTTTCATTTACGATAATTGTTATCGGTTTTTTGGAAGAAGAAAATGATATTTTATAATTATTTTTCGGAGATTTTAACATAAATTCGTTGCTTGATATATCATCAAATGAATTTCCATTCACGACTGTTTTATCTGGAAGACTACGATAATGAAAATAAACATCAGTTATTTTATCTTTTTTATTAGATGGTAATATTTCAATCGTGTTTTTTCCATATACAAAACTGTAAGAGCCATTATCCCCAATCATTTTATAACTAACATCCGTATTTCCTTTTCCTTTTTCTTTTTTCTTTCCTTTTCCTTTTCCTTTAAACCCTTCTTCAACTGTTCTTGTTATAAATATCAAGTTAAATAGTATTGGAATAAATATAAGGATTAAAAAAATGTAAAATATAATTATCTTCATTTAATATAAATGAAGATAATTATAATAATATTAATATGTTTATTTTTCTCATTAACAATCACTCCAATTACTGAATCACTAATAAATCCAATTACTCCCGAACCTCAAACTGACGGATCTTCTCCTGAATCCCCAATAGCTGGACCAGCCCCTTCACAGCCCGCTCCAGAGAGTGGTGGTGGTCTTCAAACCCAGATAAATCTTTTATCAACACAGATAAACACAACTAACTCAATCGCAGTTGAAGCAAAAAAGAAAGTAGATGAAATTACTTCTGAGATAGACAAATTAAAAAAATCACTCACGGAAAGACCAACTGACTAATTAATTAAAATAATAATAAAATAACAGAGCTTCTTATTGAACTTATTATATATTTTATGTATCTTTATTTTTACATAATCTACATCCCTCAAAAAATCAGTGAATGAAAAATTCAGAGGAACCTTCAATATCTGTAATTTAGAATGTTCCTTCATCTCATTTACAATCCGAGTCATCGAAATAAAATTCCCCGATTTATCAAATAGCCCCAGCTTGACTTCTTCCTTCTCCATATATTTCTTACCCCCCCATGGTAAATCATAGAATATTACGTCCTGCGTCAGAGCCTTCGCGCAATTCAGATAATTCTCGTGATACAAAAATACCTTACATGCCTCCTTATACAAATTCACATTATTCTGTAAAATGGAAAAATGTAATTCGTCGATTTCAATGGAATTTACGCGCTGGACTTGTGAATTCAACAAAAACCCAATCGTATTCCCCCCGCAACACGCAGTGCTGTCTGTAATAGTTATCTTATTATCCCCGAAATATTTTGTAATCAGACTTGAAATAAAAAAGGATTCGTTCTTCTTGGTTATACTATACATTCCGACATCAGTTATCCGCAACTTTTCATAGTCCCCGTTCGGTTTTGGAAATATCTCAGCTATTTTGTCGATGGTTAATTCATTTCCTATTATTATTTCTATTGGTGGTGTTTCCATTATATTATATAATTTAATTATCTTTATATTATTTATGGCGGCGACTACATTAAATACGGTTGCAACAATTAATGGAATCCGCGCTAATAATCTAATCGTTGAGGTCATGCCCAACACTGTCAGCGATAGTAGCCTCCAATTTTATTATTTAGACCAGTCCGGAAATACAATTACAAACTACTTCGATTTCAATGAACGTATCCGAGATGCTATCAAAAGGAACCGACTAATTTATATAACATTCTGCGGGATAAGCAACAAAAACAGGTCAGTTCCAGAATATTTGTATATGACTTTCCACGGTTCCGACGTCATTTCATACTCAGGAAAACAGAACTGTAATCAAGTCATTTTAAACTTCAATTTTAGAAAAATTGGACTTTCAATTGAAAACGAACTTAAAAATCTATTTACTGATAATATAGGCGTTTTTATACAGGTTTATCTCTGAGCGATTATGTAATATATCATCGCGATTCAATCTAAACTAAAATTCCTTATAAATCCTTAATCTCTTTATCCTTCGTAGCTTTCGCCTTCTTCTTATCTCCATCATCCGGCGCATCAGTCTTCAATTTCATAACAATTCCAATCGTGTATAACTCCTGCATCAACAACTTAGAGGCGTATGGAATCTGAACGCGAACGAAGTCAGTATTGTTATTGCTATACAAACTATTATAAATATTCTTCTCCTTATTAACCGCTGCTATCATCCCAGTATTCTTACAAAGCGTTACAAAATACTTGTCCGAAACATCGAACATCCTCTCCTTCAAAAATTGGACCGTCCCGTGCGACAACATAGCATCCTTCTCCATTTCTCCAACACGCAAACCACCATCTCGCGCCCTTCCAACGCTCGGTTGGCGAACGAGCTGACTGTAAGGTCCAGAGCTCCTGCTATTCGCCGTCCAAACGGGCTTCCCATTTCTCCGAACCATGAACACATTCCCCTCCACTTCCACGCAATGGACCGGCCCCTCATAATCATAGAGCTCATCCTCCTTAACAACCTTCTTCGTGTAATGACCCCGATTCACCTCCGGATTATTGAACTTCTTATTAACACTCACGCGAAATAAATCATGGTTGCTAACCACCCGCGTCCTCTCATTCATCTCGGACACATCCCCCTTCTGAATATGCGTCGTCTTCGTCGCGGACCATCCTGCGTGTAAGCACAACTGCGTAAATTGGTCCGCCAGTTGCGACGATTTTGTTGAATAAGTAATCGAATTTCCAATACTTTCAACCAAAATCCGCGCCTGATTCTGACTCAAACTGAACACCCACGCTGGAAGAAACTTGTTCTGCTCACCAACTGAGAACTCATTCATATAATTCGCCAACTGCGAGTCGTGAATAGTCCATTTCTTGAATCCGAATATCTTATCCACTTCATATCCCAAGCGCTTCGTCACCTCCTCAAAAACCTTCTTAACGCAATCCTTCTTCAAATATATTGCTACCTTCTTCTTATCAATTGTCCATCCCTCTGTAATCCACATACCGAAAAAGATGAGCCACGCCTCCATATCAAGGGCCCTCTCCGGCTTATCCGCGAACGCCGGAAGAACGAACTGATAGTCCGGAGCATCCCACTCGGCGCTCTTCTTATACCGCAAATGCTTCCCCTCAATCTCATCCGCCCGAACAAACTCATACTCGTCCAATTTCCGGCTCTGGGAAACATACATCCGATGATTCGCCGTTGTGTCCAAATCGACATGCGGATTACTCACCCTATACATCTTCCCCTTATAATCCGGATAATGAAAAACGTTCATCGGCTTCTGATAGACCAATTTCCCCTCAACCAAACACGCAATTTCATCGTCCATTGTAATTTCCGGAATAACCTTCCATCCCGCCAAAGTCAAAACATCGTGGTCCGGCTTCAAGCAGTGAATTTTATCGGCGACCATATGTTTCAACCTATGGTAATAACTGGGCCCTACGAAAATCATTGACTCAATCTGCTCACCGGTCCGCCCATTGTATAAGACCTCTAAACCATTCTTCTGAAATCCACACTCCTTTTCCAAAATCGCGCCCAAATCATTGGGGTCCATCTTCGTGAAAGGGGTTCCATCAATGGAGTAGCCCTTCATCGCCCCCATCTTTCCGGCGACCGTCTCAATCAATTGACCAATGGTCATTCTCTTCGGGAAACCAATCGGATTAATAATCAAATCAGGGACAATTCCGTCTTTCGTATAGGGCATGTCCTCCTGCGTGTAAGTAATACCACACGTCGATTTATTCGCATAACGAGAGCAATTTCCAACCCATACATTCTTCATATTCTGTCGGACCATAAACACATGAGAGGGGACACGAAGACAATAGACGTCGCCCTCATAATGATAAACTGACTCATTCGCAACTCCAACGACGGGCTCATTTTCATCCTTATTCAAAACAATGCGATAACCACCATTATTCTCAACCACATTCGCGCTTATTCCGGCATGGATTGACAGGCGCATAAGATAATCCGCAAATACCTTCGAATCCGTCTTATATTCGTCGTCCATAATTCGGTCAATCAGCAAACGGGACTGCTTCTTTCCCAAGCCCCAGACCCAATCAGGAAAATCCTTCTCGCGCCCATTTCGAATACTTAACCCAAATTGAACAATCGGATTCTCTTGAACGAGCTCTCCGTCCTTATCGCAATTCTTCTTGAACTGATATTTCTTGCCGAGGACCTCAATCGCGCGAATCCGTCGATAGTCATTCTCTCCATCGACTCGAACATACAAATCATGGTCAATCGTCGCATCCAAATCAACAAAATCGGACCGAACCTTATACATCGCCCCCGCATATCCGAAGCTATAAACTTCCTCTGGGGCAACATACTCAATCCGGCCATCCACAAGAGTCGCCACCTGATGGTCCATCCCAATCTCTCGAATAGAGACCCATCCCGCCGTAGTCATAACCTCGCAATCCCCCTTCAAGCAAAACTTGTCTCCAATTTCTGGAATACGCTCACTTCGGACCCTAACGCGCCCGAACTTGAACCCCTCTCCATCCTTATTCACATAAACCTTATCAACTATTCCACTATCAGTGCTCTTCACAAAAGTGCTGGAATCCCGATACTTGATTTCATCGTCCGTCGTCGTCTTCAATGGGATACATTTTCCAATGATGGCGTCCCCACCATTTACGCGGGTCCCCTCTTTAACAAAACCGTTCTCCTCCAATTTTCCATAACTGCTCCCCTCCTTCATCCCCGCGGTCCTCGGCGTCCCATTGGGGTTGTATTTGACTGGCTTACAGAATTTCTCCTCCTCCAAAGTGCTCTGGTTCTTTTGCTCTTTCCCCTCGTAAGTTCGGAAATAGGTCGAAACAAACATTCCGCGGTCCAGAGATGACTTATTCACGATAACACTGTCCTCTTGATTATATCCGGTATAACACATAATCGCGACAACAATATTCTGACCATTCGGAATCTTGTTAATATTCGTATATTCTGAGTTATCCGTAGTAATAATACCTTTCTGAGGATAATACAGGACGTTCCCACTCGTATCAAAGCGGTTCTCATATGTGGTCGAATAGATACCGACAGCCTGTTTCGATTGGGCGCAGTAATAGATAACACGGGGCGCCTGTTGATGGTCCGTGAAAGGCCCATTCACTCCAATAACACCAAACATCAGATTGGGGTCAATCTCGATGTGAGTGTATTCAAAAAATTTGTCATTCTCGCGCAAATTACCCTCCAAGTCCTCTTGGTTCATCGCAATCATCGCAGTATTCTCCTCGGCGACATCCAAATATTCAATACAGACGTGCTTCCCAAACAGTAAATCGTCCCATTCGAGCTCATTCGTATTCAACTTCCCGAGAATTTCCTCAGTAGCCAATGACTTATTATTCTCAACAATAATCAATGGCCTCGTAAGACGGCCACCCTCCGTAGAAATATGAATCTCATTCATCTGGATGTTCCAAGAGATGCTCGTATAAATATTTATCTCTCCATTCCGGCGCATCTTCCGGAGTTCCCCCAAGAGAACCGCCGGTTTTTCGTGAATACCCACCCAATCCCCATTAATAAAGACCTTACACTTTCCGTAAATAGTCTCAGAATGGATATCCTCAATCTGCCTCAGGCCCTGATGGACAATAAATTCGCGGATGGGCTGTGTGCTCGAAGCAATCGTAATAACTGTTAGCATCGCCAGATTCTTGACGATACCAACAGGAGCTCCTTCGGGAGTCTCCGCCGGACAAATGCGACCCCACTGAGTGCTATGAAGCAAACGGGGTTGCTGGTTCTTCATCGTAGTTTTCATCGGGGCCTGAACCTTCCTCATATCTGACAGAAAGCTCAAATAGCTCAACCTGTTCAACATACGGGCTATTCCTTTCTTGTTATCCTTGCTCTGTAAGCCCCAGTTTCCCGTAGATAAACCATACTTCATCCCGCTCTCAATGTCGCTCTTCTTAATTTTTCGATGGAGTGTCGATGCGATTTCATCAAAGCGATGGCGCTGTAATTCTTGGCGACACTTATGCTCAACATCTCGCATCATCTTTTTGAAGTTTGCTCTAAAAAGCGAGGCCATGTTCTCACCTGTGGTATCGACGCGTTTATTCAAGAAGGAGTCGCGATCAGCGTAATCATTATTGAGATAGCTCTGTAATAATCGGAATGTCATATATCCTAAAAATATTGATTTCTTAAAAGCACTATTCCCAAGATGGGGAAGAAATTCCTCGATAATAGAT